GCGACGGATCCACGTCCCAGCCAAGCGCATCGCGCCCCTCGGCCAGCGTGATCAGTCCGCCGGCAACCTGCGACATAACGCGCGTCGTCAGCTTGTCCTCGTCGTCGGACAAGGCAAGGACCTCGGACGTATCCCATCCCGCCTTGAGGCCTTCGGCATGGCCGAAGTCGGGCACGAGCGAGCGATCCAACTCGTCGGCGAAGGCGCGTCCGACCGGCAACACACCATTGCGCCAGGCGAGCTTGATCAGCTCGGTCATGGTGGCGCCGACCTTGGTCGATTGCAGACCGGCGCCGAAACCGACCACGGCCGCCGGGATGCCGAGCGAAGCGCAGACGCGCTCTTCGGCGATGTCCCGCGCTTCCGACATGTTCATCTGTTGCGGGTTGAAGCCGTACTGACTGACATCGGTCGGCGCGCCCATCACCAGCGGCTCGCCGCGCCGGTCGCCACCGAAGGCCTGCCGGATCCACGCCTTGGTCGCCTTGACGTCGTCGTCTGAGACGTGGCCGCCGGATTTCGGGCTGAGCACCAGGCCGGGCACGCCCATATTGCGCAGCAGCGAGGCGACGAAGTTGGAGCTTTCGAGATCCATGAAGATCTCGCGAATGACGCCGTCGAGCGGCGGGATACCCTTGCGCGGATTGCGCGGGTCGATCCCGTGCCGGAAGTGCACCACGTCGGCCGGGTCGATCCGCATCGGCGCGATGCCGCCGCCCGGCCTGTAGACGTAGTGGGTCAGGAACTCCGTCCCGTCGTCAGAGCCCTTCGGCTCCAGCGTCCAGTGCGGCACGTACCAGAGCTCGGCCGGGCGGCCGATGCCGTTGCGGACCTTCAGCCAGTAGGCATTGCCGGCGAGGCACCAGGACAGCACCGTGCCCGCCCACAGCGCGATATCGCCATAATAGGGGTTCGGCCGGGCGATCAAACCCAGGGCCGGATGGTCGGCCACCTCCTCGCGCAGGCCGTTGCGGCCAACGCGATGGATCGTCAGGCGTGCCTCGGGCAGAGCGCGCTGGATCCACTGGATCGGCGCTGTCACCACCGAAGCGTCCAGGCCGTCGCCGATGGCTTTGCGATAGTCGTAGCGCGTGCGTGACAAGGGTAGCCGCATCGCCACCCAATTCGGCGCGTGACGCATGGCGGATAGCGTCTTTGAAAGCCATTTACGCATCTTCCGGGATCCAGTCGTCATCGAGAGTACGGGCCTCATCGGCCGGCTTGACAGAGGTGAGCGGGCGCCACGGCTGCGCCTTCACGCCATCCGCTGCGTGGATCGCCAGCGCCAGAGCCCAGAACCGGTCGGCGTGGCCGTCAGGGGTACGCTCTGCCGTGAAGCGGATATTGCCGGCCGGCGTGACCTGCTTGGTCACCTGCCGCAGGTCGGCGCGGATCTCGCCCGTATAGGGGATGCGGATGCGGCGATCTTCCATTCGCGAGCGCACTGGGTACGCAAGCGCCTCTTTGGACTGGGCGGTGAAGGAAACGCCCTCGACCGCGTATTCGCCGAAACGGTCCTGGGCGTCATCCACCCAGCCGATACCGAGGCCCGTCTGATCGATGCAAACGCGGGCGCACCTAGCGAACCAGGGCCAGAGCACCTTTTCCTGTTCGGACTTCCGCATTTTCTTCAAGGTCTCGACATGGCGCGTGTAAAGGACGTCGCCCAGCAGCTCGACCACCCAAAGGACGGTCAGGTCTTGCGTCCGGCCGATATCGACACCGGCGTAAAGGGTGCCGCCCTCTGGCGTCTGCCAATCGGTCGCCTGGGCGTACTCGGCCGAGGCGATCAGGTCGTACTCGAGGAAAGCCGCGTCGTCGTCGGCGGGCTTGCACATGTACTCCTGCTGGAAGCTTTCCTCGTCGGCCGCGCCGCTCTTCACCCAATCAAAATAGGTCGGCTCGTCCATCTCCTGCCGCTCGTCTTCCGGCGGCAAAGATTGCTGCAGCTTCCACAGGAACCCGTCATCCAGCGCGTTCTGCAGGGTGACGGTGTGCAGGCTGAGCTTCTTCGGGTTGCCGCCTTCCTTCGCCTCGCGCACGAGTGTGTTGAAGAAATTCTTCGATCCACGGTGGGTGGAGATCACCTCCATTTGCCCGCCCCAGGTGATGCCCGGATAGGCAATCGACCAGAGCTTTCGCGGATCCGGGTGCAGGGCGAATTCGTCCAGCACGCGGCTGCCGCGCTTGCCGGCCTGGGCGTCCGGGTTGGAGCTCATGGAGTGGATGCGCCGGCCGTTGGCGAACTGCAGGACGAGCGCGCTGTGCTTCTTCTCGTCGTCGATCACCATCTCGCCCATGTCGCGAGCGGCGATATCGGCGATGCCCGCCCATAGCTTGCAGTCTTCGAGAAAAAGCCGTGCCTGTATCTCGTCGCGCGACGACACCCATTCGTCCAGGCGCGCCGACACGAGGGCGATGCGTGACACCTGAGCATAGGCGGTCGACCAGGACAGGCCGATCTGGCGGCTCTTCTCGATCAGCTTCAGGCGCGACCGGTCGGCGATCCACCGTGCCTGATAGGGCAGGAAGATTGCCTCCGTATTGGCCGGGATGATGCGGGCGTTTCCCATCAGGCAATTCCGGCGAGGCGCTGGGTGATCAGCTGCATCGCTTCTTCGGAGACGCCATGCGCCTTGCCGATCCGCGACACGTCCTTCGCGGCCTCTGCGACCTTGCGCTTGTGCTCGTCTTCCAGCGACCGCCGCAGCTCGGCCGCATGCCGCTGGGCGGAGACGGCCGAGCGGTTGGCATTGGCGAGAGCGTTGATCTCCTTGGCGCTGAGGTCTCCCTGGGCGAGCAAGGCGTCCGCCGCCATCTTGATCCGCTCCGACAGGGCAATGGTCATGCGGTCGGCCCCGTCCGGCCCCATGCTCTCGCAAAGCGCCTTCGACAGGCGCAGCCGCTCGTCGTACTCGCGCCACTCCCGCGCCCGGCGAACCGAGTAGCGCGAGAACGCGCCTTTCGAGATCCCGCCGATGCCGCGATCCGCAAGCCGGGCGTTGAACTCGGCGAGGATGATGGTTTGAGGCCGCTTGCCTTCGCGCAACTCGGTATTCACCCAGGCGAGATCCGCATCGGCATCCTCGGGGAGCATTTCCATGCTCGACAGCCGCCCGCGTCCGCGCCGACGACCGTCGTCATCCTCGCCCTGATTGCTGGACATTGGATCAGCCCTCGTCCTCGGGCCATGCCACACCGGCCAGCGGCCGGCGCCGGTCGATATGGTCGCGGCCTGCCGAGGTGAGACCGGCGATTACACGCTCGCCGTCCCGCTCCAGAGTGATCGCACCAAGTTCCTCGAGCACGGCGAGTTGCGTCCGGACCCATTCGATGGATCGGGCAACGAGCCGCAGGTCGACCGCCTTCTGCAACAACTCGTCGCCCAGGTGCCCGTTGAACTCGGCCGCGAGCGCCTGGAGGATTACCAAGCGCCCTTTTTCGGCGAGGAAACGAGCGTATTCGGTGGCCTGGCTCATCTGCCCCCCTCCTTCATCAGAAATTCCTCGATCCGGCGCGCCGTCCGATCAGTTGCGGCCGAGCTCGCTTCGAGCCGCCCAATGCTCCCCTTGATCGAGGAGACCTCCAGCCGCAGTTCGTGCACGTCATCCTTCGACGGCAGGTGCGACACGTCGTTCTCCAGCTTCTGCACGCGACGGTCGTGCTCGGTCAGCTTGCGCTCATGGCCCGAGAGGCGCTGCTCGTTGATCTTCGAGCGGGCGGTGAACCACGTGTAAATCAGGCTGGCGATTGCCAGGAGCGATGCGATTGGTCCTGACCAGGTGCGGACTTCTTCAATCATGCTCCCTCGCTTGCACAGTCGATGCAGGTTGTCGCGGATGGCAGGGCAATCCGTCGGCCAGCCGGAATAGGATCTCCGCAAACCCGGCACATGGCGGAGCCGGCTCCGGCCAGCGCGGCCCGGGCGCGAGCGATGCTGGCTTCCCGTTCTTGGGAAACCCGCTGTTCAGCGAGTTCGATTTCGCGCTCGCCGATGTTCATCGCCGCATAAGCCGGATTGCCTCGACACCGCGCGTGCCGAGCTCCTTGAGCGTGTGGCCGCCCATGTAGAGCGCCAGGAACCACGACGTCAGGGTCATCAGGACGCCCATGTCCATCCGGGCTCCGATGTCCGCACCGGTGACGGCATCCGCCACCGGGACCACCAGCAAGCGGACCGTCCACATGACCCCGAGCAGATACATCCACCCCCAGCGCCATGCGGCGGGCCATCCTCCCTGGGCCTGTTCGGCCTGTAGCAGCGCGAACTGCCCGTCGAGGCCGCGCGCCCACAGCGCGATGATTTCCGGCATCCGCGCCTCGACATCGGAGACGGCCCCCGCAAGCTCGGCGTCGGGAACCGTGGGCAGCGCGTCGACCTCGACACCCAGGGCGCTTGCGATCTCGCCAACCACCGCACCGGCAAGACGCCCGCCTGCGTCTCCAATGCTGTCGCCCAGAACGCGCCCGACCAGATCCGCACCAAGCTTGGTTGCAATTCCGGCGATGATCGAAACGACAGCCGCACTCATGAGCTTGCCCCCCCGACCTGTCGAGCCTCATTGGCATAGGCCCGCGCGCGCTGCCGGTTGACATGCGCGCGCCACAGAAGCCACGCGGCGACGGAGATCAGGACCAGGGCGCCACCCGCGACAAACCAGCCGGCGATCACGTCCTCATGCCCCGGTGCAACACCGGCTCCGCCTCCGGTTGCGCCGGTGGTCAGCCCCCCCTTGTTCTGAGCCGACGCCGTTTTCCCGGCCCTGGCGCTTTCGTCGGCCAGTCCCGTCTCGACATGCGGCGTATCCACCGTTGCGGCCAGCGCCCAACTCACCCACAGCGCCTCGCCGGCGGTGACGCGGCGGGTCCACCCACGGCCGAAGGTCTTCCAGTGTTTGAGGGTCTGGTAGATCGAGAGCCGGCGCTTGCAGAGCGCCTTGACGGTCTCGTGAGCCGGTCCGCCCAGAACGGCCATCAGGCTTTTTCGGGCGGCGCGCGGGCCGGAATTGCAGGCATAGTCAAACGTCGCGCCATCGACGCCAGGCGCGAGCGTGTCGCACCCGGCCTTTTCCCAGTAGCCGTCGCGATAGATTTGCGCGACCAGGCTCGAGGGGATCCGCTTGAGATCGGCCACAGTGGCACCCGGCCGGTAGCGCCGCAGCGTTGCAAGCGTGACGCCCCGATTGGTGTGTCCACCCGGATCCTGGGGATGGTTGACGTAGCCGCCCTCGAAGGACAGCGTGAAGTCGAGCGACCGCTTGAAATTGACCTGCATGACCGCGCCTCG